GTCAATACTCCAGAATACTGTAGATTTTACAGTAGACCAAATCACGCTTTTAAGTCGTTCGGAAAAGTGTGTTTACAACAGAACGGTGAATGGGAGGTAAAATGATTAAAAATATAATCATTATCTCATTACTACTTGTGATTGTATTAGGTTGGAGTGCTGATGACTTTTTATCTTATATTTCAGTGGCGCTTGACAAAATGAAGGAAGTAGTGTATTATATACAAAATGAGGTCAATTAACTATATGATGAAAACAACAAAACTACTTACAGTTGTAGTCGCTAGTTTATTACTAGCAAACTGTAGTACAAAGACTTACAGTATCAAAAGTGAAGACGGTAAGACTTTAAATACGGTTCCAAGTTGGTATATGGCTAACTATAATGAGTCAAAAGCTTGTGATTTAAAAGTATTTAACAAAGAAGATAACGATAAAATGTGTATCTTTGGCGTGGGTACTTCCGTATCGCCAGACTTAAATCTTTCAATTGAGAAGGCAAAAATGATTGCTAAAGCTGAATTGGCAGATATTATCAAAGGCGAAATGAATAAACAATCAAAACAATTTATAACTGAATTAGGTAAAACTAATACAAAGACAGTTGTTAGTGAAGTTGAATCGACACTTGTCAATGTAATTAAGAATACGCCTGTACGAGGTTATGAAGTATTTGAGCAAGATGTAACTCTAACAAAACAAGGTTATTATCGTGCTTGGATAGGATTAAGATTGCCAATGGGTGAGTTTAATAAGATGTATAACTACACAATAGATGAAGTGGTTGACGCTTATAATCTTAAAAAGAAGGCAAACGAATCTTATAACGAAGTGTTAGGAAACAGTGATGGAAATAATAGTTTACAGTAAACAAAACTGTGCTTATTGTGTTAAGGCGAAGTCCTTATTAAAAAATCTTCGCCTTGACTTTACTGAAAAAAAGATGGAAGACTTCTCATCCGTAGATGCTTTATTAGAAGACATTGGCAAAAAAGTAAGAACTATGCCACAGATTAAAATTGACGGTGTATTAGTTGGCGGATATAATCAACTTATAGAATACTTTGTAGAAAAAGGTAAAGTTAATTTTAAAGGTGAAATAATTAGTGAGTGAAAAGATAATACTTTTTCCGCAGGATCGAATTAAGAATAAAGATAGAACAGGTCCGAGTGATACAAGTAAACAACAAAAGAAGATAGAACAAAAACAAACAAAGGAGTTTGTAGAGGCTGCCACAGACGATATTGCTTTAAATTTATTAAAACAATTTGTTGATTTAGCCATTAGAACTAATAGTGAAAAGTTTACAAAAGACTTATCTTTATTGGTAGATGTTATGAGAGGATTAATTTATAGAGATTTTGAACAATATCATCCTGCTCAGGATTTATCAGACAAGATTGTAACAGTTTCGTATGATAGACAAGGACAACAAGTAGCCAAATTAGATTATAGTAAAGTGATTGATAAGAAACATAAAATTCATAAACCTTTAAGTGATGATTTAAAAAATGAATTAGAAGGTTTGGATAGTAGTGTAGAGTTTGAAAATGATTTTAACTTGCCAGATGATGACAAGTAATAACAAAATTCCTAGTGGAATCGCCTTCGCAGGTTGTAAAATAGTGAATGTGAAAATAAAAAGGAGAATATAATGTTTAATTATATCAAAAATATGTTCGCTAAAAAAGACGAACTAGTATTTGTAACTACTAAAAAGAGAACTACAGATACAAGAGGTAGAAAACCTTTATCAAAAAAACAAAAGTTAATAAATCTTTTGTCAAAAGGTGAAAATGTTTCTTGGAAATCAATTAGGTCAAAATTTGATTTAGAATCTCCAAGAGCGATGATCGACACATTAAGAGCTGAAGGTTATATGATCTACGGCAATCAAGTGAGAGGTCAAAAAGTGTACAGATTAGGTACACCGACTAGAGCTATTATTGCTGCTGGTATTCAAAAACTGTATGGTACAAAGTTTAAATACAACAACCATACTGTATCAGTTAAAAAATCAGACTTAGCGCCGATTGACGCATAGTCACTTTGGGGTGGCGAGAAATCGCCACCCTATATAATATTATGAATATAAAAGATAAAAAAAATATAAAGATTGGTTATCAAAATTACGAGTTAGATTTCTGGCCCGAAACATTTGCTAGAACTGAACAAGCTGAAGGTGAGTTTTTTGCTAAAGATCAAAAAATCGGTGTAAGAGATAACGATATTGACAAAGTACACGGTGCTAATACTATATTACACGAAGTATTACACGGTGTTGTTTATCAATATGGTTTAGGTGAAGTAGTAAAAGATAGTGAAGAAAGATTAGTTAATACTATGGCAAATGGATTGATGTCAGTATTTGTTGACAATCCTTGGTTTTTAGATTATTTAAAATCTGCTATTGATAAACAAAAAAACGGTGATAAAATTGGTGAGTGAATTTAAATCAGGCATATTTAATCTGTTAAAAAAATTAGGTGGCACAAGTGTAGGTCGTGCTATTGTATATACTATAGGTCATATATTAATTGCTATGACTTGTAATAGATTAATTACAGGTGCTGAATGGTCACTTGCCGGTGTAGATGCTATTGTAGAACCTGTTATTAATGGTGTATGGTTTTATATGTTAGATAGATTATGGAGTAAAAATGGCAAAGTATTATAGAGTTAGTCCTAAATGGAAAAAGTCTGTTTTTGAGTATCAGACTTATAAAGATGAAGAAAAAGGCATTTCATTTACAACGGAAGAGATGTATCGTTGGGGACAATGTGTTGTAAAAGTAGAAGAAGATGAAGAACTAAACGATATTATCGGTGATCCAAATGATAGTAATAACGAATTTGAATTTGACCACAATATGGTAGATGATATAGAAGTTGATGACCAATGTTCTTTTTATTTTGAAAATCCTAGAGGTATTACAACTGAAGAATTAGATGAAAATTTTGAAGAAGATGGTTATGATTACTTAGAAAAATTTGGTGATCCAGATGATTTTTATTCAATATATCAAGGCGAATTAGATGTAGAAGATGTAACGGAGGAATATGCCAAGCCGGCAACAAACACTTAATTATAGAATGGTAAAAACATTGGCAGAAAATAATAAAGACAAGCCAATGAAAAGAAAAGTAGATACATATGAATATCAATCTCTAACAGATTGTATTCGAAGTGACCAAGTACCGGCAAATCATATTGCTGAAATTTTTACAGATAAAGATTTTTACAAATGGTATTCAGAAAAGTATTTTAAATGATTTTAGTTGATTTAAACCAAGTCTTAATTTCTAATTTAATGGCACAGACACGTGGCAAGTCAGATGTGAAGCCAAATAAAGAGATGATTAGACATATGGTAATTAATTCACTAAGAGGATTTAATGTAAAATTTAAGAACGATTACGGTACACAAGTATTATGCTCAGACGCTGGTAACCCTTGGCGTAGAGATTTCTTTCCTAATTATAAACACGCTAGACGAAAAGGCAGAGTTGATTCTGCTACTGATTGGGATTATATTTTTCAAGTTATTACGGAGATTAAAAATGAAATTGCTGAAAACTTTCCTTATGTTGTTATGTACGTTGAACGTTGTGAAGCTGATGATATTATCGGTACTTTGGTTAAGCATTATAGTGCTAGTGAGCCAATAATGATTGTGTCTGGCGATAAAGATTTTATACAATTACAATCTTATCCTAAAGTAAAACAATTTGCTCCTATACAAAAAGACTTTGTAGGTAAAGATATTGATCCTAAAATATTTTTACACGAACAGATAATTAAAGGCGATAGATCCGATGGTATTCCTAATATACTAAGTGATGATGATGTCTTTCTTACAGACAAAAAACAATCGCCTATTACAAAGAAAAGATTAGCTGAATGGTCAAATGTAGATGATATACCATTAGGCAGTCAGACTAAAAAGTATTTTGATAGAAATAAGAAGTTAATAGATTTATCACAAATACCAGGTTTGATAGAAAATGAGATACTAAATAAGTATAGACAGTATAAAGTACCGAATAGGTCCAAACTATTTGATTACTTTGTCGAAAATAAATTGAAGTCCTTGATGGAAAATATTAATGACTTTTGAACATACGTATGGAGATATAAAATGGTAACAGATAATCCAAATCTAATTTCCAAAAAAGCTATGACGACTATGAGTAGTACGTCAGGTTCAGGTAGACCTTTAGTTAGTGAAATCTTTACAAAAGTAAATAACGCTAAAGATAAACCTAAAAAGATTGCTGTATTAAGACAGTACGATAGTGCTTCTTTAAGACAGATAATCAAAGGCGGTTTCGATCCTAAGATTGAATGGGACTTACCACAAGGTGAGCCACCATTTATTCCTAATGAGGCGCCAGAAGGTACTGAACATACTTTATTGGAAAATGAAGCTAAAAGATTATGGCACTTTGTTAAGGGTGCTGATAAAGCAACAAATAAGCTTCAAAAAGAAACAATGTTTATTCAAATGCTAGAAGGACTACACGCTAGTGAAGCACAAGTCCTATTAGATATGAAAAACAAAAAACTTAACAAAACTTACAAGGGTTTTTCAGAATCAGTTGTCAAAGAAGCCTTTGGCTGGAACGACAATTTCGTAAAACCATAGTCAAATTAAGGGGTGTGCTATAATGGCGCCCCCTTAAATCATTGATTTTTCTTACTTTTTTAACAAATTTTTTAGTTGACAAACCACTATTCTTAGTGTATATTATAGAAATAAATATATGAAAGGATACATTATGAAATATTTGATTACATTAACCACTATATTAGGATTGATTTTTTCTTTTCTAATGTATGGTGTGAAGACTGCCAATGCTGGAGAAGAATATAATAAGGCAGTAATTGGTCACGTTATACAATCTAAAGTAAATGGTACTAACGTTGATGTGAGTAAACTAATGGAAGGCGAGTTAGAGAAACTTGCTCATCAATTTGCTATCGAATCTATTTCTATATTACAAGCTTATTTACCTGCTATATTAGATGGTATTGCTACTGATATGAGATTAAAAGCTGATAGTGAGTACAAATGTGCTTTACTTAAAGGTTCGAAGATTGAAGATAAAGAATGTCAGTAATTGATATTGTAACTTTAATATATTTTATAAGACCATCTCCTGTATGGATAATCATACTTGCTGGAATTATAGGATTAATATTATTAGAAATAAAGGAGAGAAATGACAAAAACGGAGAAAAAATTAAAGGTAAGAAAGCTCTTTAAGAAAGATTTTTCCGTGAAAGCAAAGTATAAAACCACTTATAGCGACATTAAAAAGTATTTTAAAATTATTAATGATGCTGTATTTGATAATATACTATCTCCATTTAATGAAATTAAAATTAAACAAATTAAAGATAGACAGTTTAAATGTTGGGGACAGGTGTGTATTTACGAGTGGAAAAGAAAAGGCACAAGACAATATCATTTAGAGATGTTGCCTGAATATCCAACGAAAAAAGATTTTGTGGACACGTTAGGACACGAAATGGTCCATTTATATCAAATGGCAAATGTAGGTGATAGTGGCAATCACAACGCTTTGTTTTATAGTTTTAAACCTAAACTAAAA